CCTTCCGATCCGTTGTCGAAGACAATGCCAAGTCGACAGAACAATTCGCAGTCTGGGCATTTGTAAAACTGACAAACTCCGGGTATTGAACCCGCGACTGGTTTTTGTAAAACGTGTTCAACGTGTTCGCGTTTCCATTATTGTTTGAGCTGGTGATGTCTGATGCCGTGAAAGAACTTGTTTCAACGGTACTTCCCCCGGTGTCCTTGAGCGTATAAGTAGCGCTATCAAACATAGTCCCGCTAATGAAAATCGCATCGACTGCATTCGACGCATCTGCCGCACAGGAAACCGTAATCGTGTCACTGGATGCATCGGCAATGTATTCCTGGCGCGGTCGGTCTGTGTTGACGTTTGCCAACGCGAAACTTGCACTCAACGGGCTTGCAGTTGCGGCAATCGAGATTTGTCGGTCGTCGGTCAATACTTTCATCGGTCGTGTACCAAACGGGTTAAGGTGCAGTCACCTGATACCGTCGTTTCTAGATTCGAAAAATCGTAAGTCATTTCCCTGATGATCATGTCTGCGGTTACATCGCCAATATCCCAGTTGAATTTCAGCCGATCACCAAACACCCAGTCGGTTTTGATATCTGGCACCGTCACCATTGTCGTCGGTTTTTTTTCAATGTTTTTAATTGCAGTCAGATAGGTCGTTGCATTTCCGGCCTGATCTGCTTCTGAATCAGCAAATATAGGAACATGAATCAGACTTCCGAGTCCTTCCGTGTCTGCAATTCGGACCGACATGTTCCTCGATTCGATCTTGGTTGATTTAGGTAGATTTACGGTATACGTCCCTTCCACGGCTTGCACCGGATAACCAGGACGGGAAGATACTGAAATAATTTCGTGGTTTTCCAGACGAGTCGAACTGCCCGGATTATTTGCCCTGTCGATCAAATACAGCGTTGCATTCCCTGACGAGTTTTCCCGGATGTAAAATTCATGATTCGTATATCGTGCAACGTCTGATGCGAGTTTCACCCAGGTTTGTTGAGTTGATTGGAAAAGATCCACAGTAATGCTTCCGGCACTTCCGGCCTTTGTCACGTCGGGCGTTCCATTTGCAAGTGACAATGCGGATGCGGTTGCCGTCATGAATTGGGTTAGTGAAGTCCCGTCGTTTCCGGTTCCTGAAATTGAAACCTCTCCATCGGAGTATGACGAAACGTTCACCGTCGAAGTCGTCGAACTTGAAATTGACATCGCCGCAGAATCTTCATAAATGGCAAGCCCGCTGGTCGCCAGTCCCGGATTGGCAAAGGCCGTCGCGCCTGTCTGGATGACAGGCCGACGGTAGGTCAGTGAGCCGAATCCAAACGAGTTGTATACCGTTGCTCCGTTGGTGTCGGTCGTCGTGGAAAGCACGGTGTCGGTGTACTCGGTTCCGTAAAGTGTGAAGTTCAAAACATCATTTGAAATCGACTTCAAAACGACGGAACCGTTGATTAAATCCGCCGCATTGTATCCGTAATTGATGGTCACATCGTAAGCCTGCGGTGTCGTGATCAATGTCTGGAAATTGGACCCGCTGAACGGATGATCGGAATCATTCGGCCTTGAAACCAAAGCCATCGATCCCTGTTTCACGTCAATGTATCCCCCCGTCGTCGATGCCCATGTCAAACGCGGGGCTTGAACGATCCAGGGAAAATAAAAATTCTGTGAATCCGGTGCGGTGTATTCCTGGTCACTCATGTAATAATCGGTTCCTCCGACTGTGATTTTGACCTGTAAAACGTTCATGCCGCCAGCGCGGAAAATTCGTTGTACCTGGATGCGCGTTCGTTGATCTCAACTCGGATCGCGCTGTCATACGCGTTTATTTTCTTCCCGGTTCCATCGTAAATGTTTACTTGGATTGGTGTATTTCCTCCGGTGCTTTCCAAGGCGCTTGACCCGCTGGACATGGAAGATCGGCCTGAAGTTCCAGACGTCGTTCTGGTTGTCGTCGATTGTCCTACACTTAAATCCTGAGCTGTGTAGACATTGTCTTCATTCGACAAATAAGAAAGATATCTATTTTGAGGAGGTCCGAAATAACCAGCACTATGATAACGCCCCTGTCTCCGCGTCTCCGTTTTTACTTCAAGTCCTTTGATTTGTTTTGTAAGGGAATCGATTTTTTCAGCAGATTTTTTAACTGCGCTGAAATCGAATATTTCCCCAGGAACCTTTGCAAACGTATTTGTGAAATCAAACGCGCTTGATGGTATTTTAATATTCATATTTTCAACATCAATTTTCGTTTCTTGAAGTTCTTTTTCAAAGTCCGCCAGAATATCCGCAAATGCATCTGAAATGTCATTGCGTCTGAAAACCAGTTGATTCTGCAACCCGGTGATCATTTCTGTGAAATCCTGCTTAATCGTCTTGAGGTGTTTTTTAACGATTCCCGCAACACCAAAACCCTCGCCAAGATAATCCTCGGCAAGCACCATCAGATTCAGATAGAATTCAGTGAATTTTTCCAAAGACCCGCCGAGTCCGCTCCTTCCGCCGATTGCAGGGATATCGAGTTTGCCTGCAATCATCAAAGGCTTAACCGTCTTTTTCAGTTCCTTTGCGACGGTATTGGTTGCCTTGATTGCCTTTTTTACCTTTGTTTGTGCTTTTTCTTGATCTTTGACGCTTCCCTCGATCTTTTCAGCACTGAGTAATTCTGCTTTAAGTGCTTTTATTTGATCGAATGATGCTTCAAGACGTTCCACCGCATCTATTTTTTCCTTGCCTGTCGATTTTTCAATCTGGCTTTGAAACAATGCGGATTCCTTGCGCGTCAGTTTGAGATCTTCGGAAATGGTCGCAATATCCCGGACCTTCTTTTCCTGGTCACCGAATTTCTCATTTAGCTTCTTAACGCCAAACGTCCAACCATCAATGATGTTACCGAAATATTCGAATGTTCCAGAATCGGCCAAAAAACCAGTAAATGATTTTGAAAGAAGGTTTATTTTGTCATTTAAATTTTGAATAGATTGAATCGATTCATCATTGATCACGCCACCAACTGATTCCAATTGCTTCCCGAATTTATCAACGCCATCTGCGCCCGCATTTAATAAAGGGATCAACTCGACTCCAGCGCGCCCGAACAGGTCGCTTGCAATCTTTGCACGTATTGCATCCGATTCGACGTCACCGAATGCCCCTGCAATATCTCGAAAGATCGTTTCCGTTGATTTGACTTGACCGGAAGATGTGAGTGCAGAAATGCCCAACTGGTCAAGAGCTTCCTTTGCTGGTCCGCCCTTTAAAACCGCCTCGCCGACTTGTTTATTGAGTTTCTGAAGTGCTTTATTCATCGACTCCGCACCGACTCCGCTTTGCTCGGCGGCAAACTGGAATTTTTGAAGATCCTCTGCCGCAACTCCAGTTTGAATCGCGACTTTTCCGATCCGATCACCAAGCGTGAGAATCTTCGAAGTCAATGCGCCCAGACCTGCAACGCCTGCAAGCGAAACCGCGGCCCCTGCCAGACCCCCAAACGACTTTTTCAGCTTTGAGGTCCGGTCGTTGATCTTACGAAACGCCGCTTTCGTTTTGTCTTCTGCGCGGATTTGAATCGTCGTGGATGGCATTTTATTTCTGACGTTCTGCTTTTATTTGGAAGTATGCATTCCAACCTTGAAGTTCAGCTTCGTTTATTTCCATGACCTCGCCGACGGTCTTATGCAGATGCTCAGCGAGTTGAAAATAGAAATACAGATCGGAATGCGCCTTCAGTTTCCCAGGATTTCATCGGTTTCAATCGCCTGGAAATTATTGATTTCACCAACGACGCGGATTAAAACATCAACATCGCAATGATTCATCAACTCCCGTCGATTCGCTGAAACAAACATCGCGGACCCGTCCTCATTCAATGCGCGAATGATTAAAGCTTCCACTGCCGCCTCAATCGGTTTCGATTCATTGAACAGTTTCGCGAGCTTTTCCTGCGTTTTCGGATTCGTTGCAGATTTAAAAAAGATCCGCAAAGGTTCTGTCTCCGTCCCCCATTCAGGAACATCAATTGAACCTAATCCTCCTGCTAATTTTGACCGATAGTGATTGGTGATATTTTCAATCGCGCCCATCAGACGGTCGTTTTAGTCAAGCCACCTGTCCCCTGGAAACTAAAACTCGCTGTTACCATTCCGTTAACACTTGCCGAGCGTGAAACAGAAGTAACAATCACGCTTCCATGCCAGTATGTATCGCCTGACGTCGTTCCCTCGCTGTAGAGTTCAAGCGTCTTAATCGCAGGAGATCCCATATCTGTATCGATTTGACTTTGTGCGGTGTCGGTCTCATCCCAAAATGCCTCGGCGCTTCCGCTCCATCCGATGACACCTGTCAGATATGATCTTGCACTCTGCCCAAGTGCAGTATTTTCGACTGCATCTTGTGTTTGATCAAATGACCATGACGAAATTGATGCGATGGCATTGCCGTCATATTTAACGACCCCATCGATGCCTGTATGAGTTGCCATAATTCACCCTTTCTTTTTGGTTTTTGGCTTTGGTTCCGCCTTTTCTGGGATTCTTGCAAAACCCCTTTGAATCAGCTTTTCCGCGGTTTGAGGCGAAGCACTAATCAGCGCGCCCGCCTCGTAAGGCACGCTTTCAATAACCGTGTTTTTAATCAGTTCAATTTCCATTTATGCCCCTAATGTTGCGACATCCGGCGCGTTTTCCGCATATCCATATCTGACTTGATACGTCAGGCGATTCGATCCGGTCGGTTTTGATCCCTCGCCAGAAATCGATATATCAGCGCTCACTGGTACGGAATCTCCAGCTAGTGAATTAATCGAAACATCACCCGCCATTGCGACCTGAACCTCCTTTTGAATCCCTGCAAGCGTATCGAGTACATCAGACCCACTGCCGCCGTTTGCATATCCTTCAATGACTACATTCAAAGTCGCTTGCATTGACCTTGACCCGGCAGGGGCCAAGGTCTGCGCTTCAATTTCCTCCTCCGAATCGTAAACAAGCAAGCATGGCAATTTGGATTCTTCAACCGGATAAACGCGACCCTCAAAAACGTTGCTTTCGGTCGTAGATAGTCCGGTCACATCAGAAACGATCCTTTCCCGAATTTGTCGCCTTAAATGATTCGCCATTATTGTTCTTCCAAGATCAGCAAAGTCGTCCCTTGATATCCTGAAC